CTGAAAGGCTTTCTGATATTGTTGTTGCAGATATTGAGAATATTACTGTGAAAGATAATGATTCTAATGATTTGTGGGAGAGCATAAGTGTAGACAATCATTTTAATAAATTGGTTGGTGAGTCTATAATTGAAACTCTTGTAACTGGTGATGGAGCTTTTAGAGTAAGTATAGATACAGATTTAACACTATATCCAATCATAGAGTATTTTAGTGGTGAAAATGTTGATTATACGATTAAAAGAGGAAGAGTCCAGGAGGTTATCTTTTATACTACCTATACAGTTGAGAATAAAGACTACAGGCTACAAGAGATTTACGGGAAAGGATATATAAGATATAAGCTATTTAGTCAAGATGGTAAAGAGGTTGCGTTAAATACAGTTCCAGATACAGCTAATTTACAGGATATAAGTTTTACTGCTAATTTTATAATGGCAGTTCCTATGATGTTCTTTAAATCGGCTAAATTTGAGGGTAGAGGTAAAAGTATATTTGATAGCAAAAATGATTCATTTGATGCTCTTGACGAAACTATATCACAGTGGGTTGATGCAATAAGAGATGGAAGAGTAAAACAATATATTCCAGAGGATCTAGTGCCTAAAAATCCTGCAACTGGTGAAATTCTAAAGCCTAATCCGTTTGATAATAAGTATATTGCAACTGGTTCTAGTATGGCGGAAGACGCTAAGAATGAAATATCTATTCAACAGCCAGATATAAATTATGAAGCTTATGTAAATACTTATGCCAGTAATTTAGATATGTGCTTACAAGGTATAATTAGTCCTGCTACTCTCGGGATTGATCTAAAGAAGACTGATAACGCAGAAGCGCAAAGAGAAAAGGAAAAGACAACGTTGTACACTCGTGGTAAGATAGTTGATACTTTAACAGAGGTTATTCCAGAAGTAGTTAATGTAATATTTAAAGTAAATGATCTACTTTATAATAAGAGTCCTGGCGAATATGAAGTTACAATAAGCTTTGGTGAATATGCTAGTCCAAGTTTTGATACGACAGTTGAGACAGTAGGAAAAGCTAAGACATATGGGATAATGTCTACAGAACAATGTGTTGAAGAACTTTATGGAGATACTTGGACAGATGAAGAGAAAACTATAGAAGTTCAAAGGCTTAAAGAAGAAAGTGGAGTTATGCAAGCAGAAGAGCCAAAGCCAATAGATAATAATTTGGATTTAAATAATGGTGATCTAAATGAATAATAAAGAACCCTATGATATAGGAGATATATTTAGACAAATGGAATTAGATTTAATTGCAAACATGAAAAAGACCTTTAAGTTTCACCAGAAAGAAGAGGTTGATGAAGGTTTTAAATGGGAGCAATGGCAAAGAAGTAAATTAAGAGCTCTATTAGCATATAGGAAGAAGAAAAAACAAATAACTGAATCATATAGTGACAAGATATTAAAAACAATTGATGAACAGCTAGGAAGACATTACATGGAAGGTGAGAATAATGTTTTAACTCTTGGTGAAAAAGCTTTAAAGAAAATAAAATCATTATTTCTTAGAAGAAAAAAAACAGATGAAAAAGTTATTAATCATGAAATTGAATTGCCAAAGTTTAGCCTGCCAAAAGATATAGCTGAACAGCAAAAGACAAGAGAATATATTAGTATGCTGCGTGGTGAGTCACCAATAGTTCCGGAAGATAATAGTTTCTTTGGGATTAATGAAAAAAAGCTTGAAGTGCTTCAACAAACTGTAAGAAATGATGTTGAAAAAGCGCAAATGTCTGTTTTGCGTAAGATGGATGATGTGTATAGGCAAACAATATTTAAGACTCATGTGTACCTGCAGAGCGGTGCAACAACAGTATATAAGGCTATAGATATGGCTACTAAGGATTTTCTCAACAAAGGCATTGACAGTATTACCTATAATGATGGGAAAAAAGTAAATATTGCAAGCTATGCAGAGATGTGTTTAAGAACTGCTAACCATAGAGCTACATTGTTAGGAGAAGGCAAAAAGAGAGATGAATTTGGTGTTCATTTAGTCGTTGTAAGCGCACATGCAAATACATGTCCTAAGTGTGCGCCCTGGCAGGGTAAAGTATTAATAGATGATATATTCAGTCATCCTAGCCAAGAATATATACAAGAGTATAGTAAGAAATATCCTTTGCTTAGTGAAGCTGTAAAAGCAGGCTTATTACATCCAAACTGTAGGCATACATTAGCAACTTACTTTGAGGGTATTACAAGTTTACCCAAAATTCCTGATGAAAAAGAAGCTGCAGAAACTTATAAGGCTGAACAAAAGCAAAGGGAAATGGAAAGAGACATTAGAAAGTATAAACGTATTGAAGCAGGCTCTTGTGATGAAGATAATGAAAAATATGCCAAAGATAAAATTAAACAGCTAGAAAAGGAACTAAGAGGATTCTTAAAGTTACACCCAGAACTTAGAAGGGCTAATGATAGAGAGAAGGTGATAGTGTGAGCACACTTAATGTAATAATTGTTTGCATAACCTCTATAATTTGTGTGGGGTTGGTTACAGATGCGTATAAAAATAAATAGGAGGTGATCCAATATCTCGTTTGAGTCTTACGTTAAAGGCTTTTTATTATGTCCGAAATGACAATAAACTACTGGATTCACTGGACAAGACCAGGCAAAAAATGAAGATGAAGGAGACATGCAAAATGAACAAACAACAATTTTTAGATTTAGGACTTACGGAGGAGCAAGCAACTAAGGCAGAAACTGAAAGTAAAAAAGAACTTGAAACCTATGTACCAAAAACTCGATTTGATGAAGTTAACAATGCTAAGAAGGACTTAGAAAAGACAGTCCAAGAAAGAGATACTCAGCTTGAAGGCTTGAAGAAATCAAGTGGTGATAATGAAGCTCTTAAAAAACAAATTGAGGACTTGCAAAAAGAAAATAAGGACTCAAAAGAAAAGTATGATGCAGATTTAAAAGATGTTAAAGTATCTAATGCTATAAAGTTAGCTATAGCAGATAAGGCACAAGATGCAGAATTAGTTGCAGGATTATTTGATAAGTCTAAAGTAATACTTAATGAAGATGGAAATGTGGTTGGACTTGAAGAACAAATAAAGGATTTACAAACAAATAAAGCTTTTCTTTTTAAGCCAGTAGAAAATAATCAGAATCCAAAACCACAACTAGGTTTCCAAATTGGTAATGACAATACTCAAAATAATAATCAAACAGCTGCAAAACCAACTTCATTATTTGGAGCTGTAGCAGCACATTTAGGACAAACAGGAAATAAATAATAGAGAGGATGAATAAATAATGATTACATTAGCAGAAGCACAAAAACAATTACAAGACGATCTACAAATAGGAGTTATAGATGAGTTTAGAAAGAATAATTTCTTACTTGATAACCTTACATTTGATGATGTGGTTTCACCTACAGGTGGAGGCTCTACAATGACGTATAGTTATTTAAGGCTTTTAACTCAACCAACTGCTCAATTCAGAGCAATTAACAGTGAGTATACACCTCAAGAAGTTACAAAGCAAAAATGCTATGCTGATTTAAAAGTATTTGGTGGTAGCTTCCAAATTGATAGAATTATTGCAAACCTAGGTGGAGCTACAAAAGAAGTAACTCTGCAATTGCAACAAAAGATTAAAGCAGCGCAATCACTTTTCAATGATACTGTAATTAATGGGGATAGTGCTACAGATACAAATGCATTTGATGGATTAGACAAAGCTATCACTGGAAGTACTACTGAATTTGTTCCAGGTAGTATAATAGATCTATCTAATGCAGCAAGCATCAACGCAAATTATGTTGAATTTTTACACTTGTTAAATAAATTTTTAAAGAAATTAGATGGAAAACCATCATTTATAGGCGGAAATTCAGATTTGATATCAGCTATCCAACTTTGTGCTCAATTAGCTGGAAGATATCAAATTACAACAGATGCATTTGGGCAACAAGTTGAAGCTTATAATGGTATTCCGCTTGTAGATTTTGGGGCTAAGTCAGGTACAAATAATACTGTAGTTCCTACAGATGCATCATCAGGTGTTACATCATTATATGTTGCGAGACTTGGCATGGATGGATTCCATGGTATTTCTATGGAGGGGCAAGCACCTGTGAAAACATGGTTGCCAGATTATTCAACTTCAGGAGCTGTAAAAACAGGTGAAGTTGAAATGGTTGCAGCAGTTGCACTTGAAGCGACAAAAGCAGCTGGAGTTATGAGAAAAATTAAAGTACAGTAAGGAGTGATTTAGTATGGCAAAAGTAAAAATAATAGCACCTAACAAAAGCTACACTGGTGTATCTGCTAGTGTGGCTTTTATTAATGGGGTAGGAGAGACAGAAGTTGAAAATGAGCATCTGATTGAATGGTTCAAAGAGCATGGGTATGGTGTTGTAGAAGAAGATACAGACGTAAAGCAAATAGAAAAAACACTGGATGAAATGACAGTTGAGGAACTGGTTGCATATGCAGAAGAAAAAGGAATTGATATAGGAAAAGCCACATCTCAAAGTGGAATAATAGAAAAGATT